CGTATACACGGTGCTGAATCACGCCGTTGGCCTCGCCGTCGACGTGCTCCTTGCCGTCGGCGTCCCGCCACTTCGCGGTGACGTACACGCCGTCTGGCCTGAGCTCCAGCAGCCGCACCCGCTCGATGTCGAACCCGAACAGCTTCAGCACGGCGAGAAACGCGGTGCGGTCGATCGACTCGGGAACCCCTTCGATGTCCATTCCAGCCCTCTAGCCCTTCCAGCCCAAGGGGATGGGCGGCCGGCGGGCCGGGCTGGTGGCCCGCCGGCACGCTTACACGGGAGGTGCTACGCGACGACCGCGTCCGGCTCCGGCGCAGACGTGATCGGCGTCGGCACCTCGTACTTCAGGACGCTGTTCGCCTCCGGCGTCAGCTCCTTGCGCCGGCCGCAGATGATCGGGTAGATCTCGACCTCCTGCGAGCTGGCCCACGCGGTTGCTTCGTCGATGCCGCGGCGGATCGCGATGTAGCCGGTGGTGCCGCGCGCCAGCAGGGTACGCACCGTGTCGGCGCCGACGGTCTGCTTCTTCAGCCGAAGCATCGTGCCGCTGTACTCGTCGCGGCCGATGTTCTTCGTGCTGAAGGTGCTGGCCAGCGAGGTGGTGTCGACCTCGGCGGTCGTCGCCTCGAAGCCGATCAGCCCGTCCGCGGTCAGCGTCGACTGGAGCAGGGTGCCGGCGTTGAGTTCGGTGGTGGTCGGCGCGGCGATGCTGGCGATGGTGGGCACGTACGCCACCCGCACGGTGCCGTCGGCGAAGACGTCAGCCACAGGTCACTCCTCGGTCTTGCCGCGCTGCGCGGCGGGCTGGGAAACGGGGTCCGGCTCCGCCTGTGCGGCGGCGGCCTGCTGTCGCCGCCACGCGAGCCTTTCCGCGATCGCGGGGTTCGGCGGCGACGGCGCTTCGGATCGCTCCCAGCCCAGAGCGAGGTAGTCGTCGACCGCGGCGTTCGGGCATTGCCAAACGCCGCCGGTCGTCGGGTTGTGCAGCCAGGTGTGCGTCGCGGTCGTGTCCACTGTGGTTCCCGGTCAGTACCTGGCGACGGCGACGGTGAAAGCCGCGTTCGATGTGGACGCGCCGACCTTCGCCGACCCGGTATCCGGGTCGACGTTGTGCGGCCCGACGAACACCCACCGGGTCGCCGAGTCCGGCACCGTGATGGTGGTGTATCCGTTCGCGGCGGCGTTCCCGGCCGGGGTCGCGCCGGGGTCCGAGACGCGGAAGTCCAGCGAACCGCCGGAGCCGTTGGCGACGATGCACAGCACGCCGCGCTGCCCGATGACGGTGCTGGAGATCGTGTCGCCGGTCCCGGACCAGGCGGTGATCTGGGCCGGGGACGGCGGCGTGGCGCCGGTCCCGACGGCGGTGACAGGTGTGAGCGCCGCCATCGGCGCACCTCCAAGGGATGAGGCCCGCCGACGGGGCGGGTGCTACGCGGGTACGGACTCCAGCCGGTACACAGCCACGGCGTCGAAAACGGCGGGGCCGGTGGTCTCGTCGCGGATGACCGGCTGCCCGTCCTCGCGGCGGATCGGCTGGCACAGCCGGCCGGCGACCGTCGGCGCCACGTCCAGGAGCTGGGTCCGGGCGAAGTCCGCCATGATCCGCGCCGACGCCTGCGTCGCCCCGACGCCGTGCACGATCGCCCGGGTGACGTGCCGCTGCGACTCCCCGGTGAGCGGCCGCGAATCGGCCTCCTCCGGGTCACCGCTGTCGAAGTACACCAGCAGGTACTTCGCCGCCGGTGTGCCCGGCACCTTGCCGTCGTAGACGGTCGGCCCGCCGCCGGGCTGGAGCAGGTCGAGGATCGCCTGCGCGTGCTTGGCGATCATTCGAGAAGCTCCGGGATCAGAGAGTCGAGGTACCTGTTGATGGCCGGCAGCTCGCGGTCCGTCGCCGGGCGCATGTACGGGGACGGCGCGGACGTCGGCGTGCCGTTCTCCAGGATGTGGCCCATGTTCCCCTGCGGCCTGCCGTGCTCGGGACCGACCTCGACCTCGACGAGGTCCGCCCCCTGGCGCACGTCGTCGGTAATCGCGGCCGGTAGCCTCCGGAACGAGGGGTGCCCGGAGATCCGCCGCTTCGCGTCCCGCTTGATGTTGATGACGCCGCGGACGAGGACCTTCCGCGCCTCGGGGATCAGATCCTCGGCGGCCTCGCCGAGATCGCGCGCCCACGCGCGCAGCTCGCCGACGTCCGCGCCCATCAGCTCGTCCTCTCCACGACCTGCACCCGCCGCGCCGTCGCGTGCGACTTGTGGGCCAACGCGCGGATCAGGAACGTCCGCCCGACCAGGTCCGGGTCGTGCACGGAGGAGTCGATCGTCACCTCGTCGTCGGCCTGCAACCCGACCACCGACATCGGCACCTGGACTTCGAGCTGGAGCATCAGCGCGTACGCCTCGCCCGCGTCCTGCGGCGTCGCCGCCGTGGTGCGCTGCTGCACCCGGCACGGCCCGGAGTACGGGTCCGGGGACAGGTAGGTGACCGTGACGTCGCCGTCTTCGTCGGTGCTCACGCTGGTGCGCCGGCGGATCGTGCACGTGTCGACCATCATCGCCTCGGCGGCCGCGCGGCCGCGGGCCAGCACGCCGGCCAGGGACACGACGACCACCTCCTCAGGGGCGCAGGACCCGGCCGGTGTCCGGGCGGGTCACGGTGCCTGCGGCGGGCCGGGCCACGGTGCCGGTGTCCGGCCGCGTCACCGTGCCGGCGTCCGGCCGGTTCCCGACGGCGTTCGCGGTGAGGGCCGCCGCGAACGCGGCGGCGCCGAGGACGGTGCGGGCGCCCATCGCCAGCGCGGTGAACGCCAGCGCGGCGGCTGACGACCCGAACACGGTGCGGGTGCCGGTGGCGGTGGTGGTGAGCGTGAACGCGGCCGTTGCCACGCCGGTGACCGCGTCGGACCCGGATTCCACGGTGCCGACCACGGTCGCGGTCACAGTGAAGGGCGCCGCGGCGGCGCCTAGGACCGTGCGGGAGCCGGCGGCGTCGGCCGTCAACGCCAGCACCGCGGCCGCCGTGCCGGACACCCCGCACGTGCCGGTCGCGGCGGCGGCCAGGGCCAGCAAGGACGACGCCGTGCCGGCGACGGTCCGCGACCCGGTGGCGGTCGCCGTCAACGCCACCGCCGTCGACGCGGCGCCGGTAACGGCCCGGGTGCCGGCCGCGGCGGCGGTGAGGACGAACGCCCCAGTGGCGGTACCGGTCACGTTGGCCGCGGCCGCCACGACCTCGAGGTGGAAGGCGACGATGGAGCAGGTGACCCCGTCGTCCATCGACCACGCGTCGCCGCCGTAGTTCCCGGCCGACGAGATCAGCCGGTACGCCGCCTGCATCCGCAGGTTCTGCGCGCTGCCGACGTTGCGGCTGGTGCCGTGGTCGCCGTTGGCCGGCTCGGTGTACGACCCGGTCGGGGTGATCCCGCTCGGCGGGGTCGTGCCGGACGGGACCCGGCCGTGGACGTGCACGGCCAGCGCCGACCCGGCGAGCACCCCGGTCAGCGACGGGCTGTTGACCGACGTCGCGGACGCCGAGGTGCTGCCGGACTGGCCGATCGGGCTCGTCGCGTTGCCGCCGCGGTAGACCGTCATGGTCCAGCCGCCGGTGATGCTGCCGTCGTAGCCGATCGTCGGCGCGCTGTCGCCGCCCTGCAGCACGCGCCGCCACACCCGGGCCCGCGAGTTGCTGCCCTGGGTGACGACCGCCCCGACGTTCGTCCAGCCGGTCATGCCGCCGTTGACGTCGATGCTGCTGCCGCCGTAGTGCGTGGACAGGATGGCCACGTCGCCGGCCTGCCAGCCGTCCGGGAAGCTGGTGGCCTGGCTGGTGGACGTCGCGGCGCCGGTGTTCCCGGAGGTCGCGCCGACGAACGACACGGCCACCGGTCTACGCCGCGGTGCTCAGCGACACGTCCAGGTCCCCGGTCTCGATCGTGAACGTGTCCCCGGTGGTCACAGCGTTCGCGGTGATCGGCCCGGAGAACAGGAAGTTCCCCGAGCTGGAGGCGTCCCACGCCGAGTAGTGGGTGTAGTCCTCGGTGCCGGCCACGTTGGTCCATTCCAACGCGGCCGTGTTGGAGATCGCCCCGCCGGAGGCGTTCGTGCCGAACGTGGCCTGCACCCGGGCGGTCTCGGTGGCCGCGTTGCTGGTGCCGGCAGAGCCGGGGTCGCCGGTGTGCAGTTGGATGTAGACGGCGTCCGGCTCGGACCAGGCGGTCGACCGGCACAGCGCGTTCAGGATCGCGTTCGCGGTCGCCGCAGCGAACCCTGTAGCCACGTCAGCCTCCCCGGTTG